CCCGTCAAAATAACAACTTATAACACGATGTTACCCGAAGAAACCATTTTAGTGTAACATTTAAGATTAGAAGTAGTTCATCTAATAGAGATAGGCACTATTAGAAGGAGGCCTTTTCTAAAGGAGCCGTTAGTCAGCCCAGACAAGCGCAGTACTTTAGAAGAGAGAAGTTCCCCGATAGCGACCGAAAAGACGCGTTTTCCGTGCTAACTAATTTAAATGTGGGAACGAATATTATTATTGAAATTATGTGAGCCACGTAGCAATCAAGTCATGTTTTTGTCACTACGTTTACTCATCTAATGTAGATAATTTTGTTTAAGTACCTATTTAGGTGTCATCCCACCAGAGAAGAAATAATACGTACCGGAACCCAGAGTACACCCCTTATTTTAAGCCTTACTGGGCTTCTCTGTTAGTTAGTAATCTGGCCCACGTTTTGCGTTGAGTGGGGTCCCAACAGTAGGAATTCGACGGACAAGTAGCAAGCGAGTCGGTACCAATTGGTTTAGCCTTCGAAATTACTCTGGGCAGGAAGTTACTAAACGAGAACTTTCTGCTTAAATCCCAACGCACAAACAAATAGAGTAAATAAATAATTATAATGAATTTTACAAAGCAACCAGCAAGTCTCAAATATTTATCAAGCATGAAACTTATAACTTCACAAGACCAAGATTTCTTTAACTTTGGAGAAGTTTCACGAGAATTTATATTGGAACAGGCATACGTCAATGGATACGATTTCCACATGCTACATCAAGACATGAATTGTATAGGATTCGTACTATCAATTTTTGATGAAGATGCTAGAGATGAGTATGAATACAAAGATCTGAATTGTGAATATCATGAGAATTTATTTGATGCAGTAGTAGATTCTGAATTTGATAAAATTTGGCCACACTTGGTTTTGAAATATATAACATATTATCCATGTAGTTTGAATTGGAGGGGTATGCCAACTATACCTATTGTTTATGTTTCAAAACATTTTTGGTATGAATTGTATAGAACTGGTTTTTTAAACAAGTTATATCATTGTGGCTCATGGACTGACATATTGTTGTTGTTGTCTGGAGATGTAGAAACCAATCCAGGACCTGTTGAAACGTATAAAGACTTATGCAGAAGGAAAAATATTCGTAAGAGAAAATCTCGAATTCGAGAAGAAATCAAAATGCAACAACATATTGATAAGATAATAGGGCAGGAGAATGAAGAGTATAAGATTATAAACGTCAATATGCAGGGAATCTTTAGTTTTAATGAAGAAAAAGAAATAATTAAAAGTACGGCTTGGAAATTCAATAGCACTCTAGACAAAACAAATTCTATAATAGACAATTTAATACCCCAATTAGAAGAAACTTTAGCAGGTTTCAGAAAAACATATTCAAAATGTGAATCAAAAATTTTTGGTACTATAAGTGTGGTTGATGTGTGTGTAGATTTGATTAGTGCTTTATTACAAGTTAGTTTTGCTAAACCAGCAATGAAGATAGCTTCATTAGCAGTAGAAGTTTTTAGATTAATTAAGAAATATGTTAGCAATATTAATATCAATATCGATAAGATTAAAGAATTGTTATCTTATGGTAAGGTAGCTCTTAACAATAATAATCCAATTATTCATGTAACAATGCAATCTAATTCTCCCATTCTTGAAGTTTTATTACAACCCAACATTATAGTTAGCGCCATATTTATAGCATTAAGCGTAGTGTTCCACAAAAAATTTACCTACAAAAAACTGGGAATTGAAGCAATGATTAAAAGACTTGGAGATTTGGGAAGAGCAGCCAAAGGCTGTTCAGATTTGAATGTGGTGCTCAACCAGGCTATAACCAACCACATGTTAGAACATTTTGGGAAGAATGTTCTTGGTTTAAAACAAGAAGATGAACTCAAAGTCCTAGTGGAAGGATATAGAAATTGGTGTGATGAAGTCAGAGATTTAGTAGGACATAAAATCAATTCAGATGGGGAATTAGACAGCAAAAGTATCGTTGAAAATATAATGAAGGATGTTTATGAGATACAAAGAATTGAGAATATGTATAAGAAAGGTTTGGAGATTTCTCGTAACATAGCTGAATTAAAGTTACCAACAAAATTAACAATTAGTTTTAATACGCACATGAGATACTTGACTGAAGTTTTCAAATCAGTTGACACATCTGGAGCTTTTGGAAACAAACCTCGAACGCAACCAATAGTTATTTGGCTTTTTGGAGAATCAGGAAGAGGAAAATCGGGGATGACTTGGCCTCTAGCAATAGATCTAAATAACAGCTTACTTGATAATGTAGATGAAATGAGGAATTTTTCAAAGAACATCTATATGAGAAATGTTGAACAGGAATTCTGGGATAATTATCAAGGACAAAATATTGTATGTYATGATGATTTTGGACAAATGAGGGATTCATCATCTAACCCTAACCCTGAATTTATGGAGTTAATACGTACAGCTAACATAGCTCCATACCCCTTACACATGGCTCACCTCGAAGATAAAAGGAAAACAAAATTCACATCAAAAGTAATCATTATGACATCTAATGTTTTTGAACAGGATGTTAATTCACTAACATTTCCAGATGCATTTAGGAGAAGAGTAGATTTGTGCGCTGAGGTAAAGAATAAAGATGAATTTACAAAAATGTGCTGGTCTAAATCAGCAGGAAAAATGGTTCAGAGATTAGATAAGGGAAAGGTTAAGAAAATAACAGGAGATATTCATTCAACAGTACCATACATTGTTGATCTGATTGATCCAGAAAGCGGGGAAGTGTATAAGACTGGATTAGAATATGAAGAATTTCTCGATATGTGTCTAGAAAAGACTAGTCAATGTAGAGATGATTCTGCAAAATTAAATGATTTTTTAATGGATTATGCAGAGAAAAGAGCAAATAGAAGCAGAGAAATTGATGAAGTTTGCGCACGTACTATGGATGAAGCTTTTGTTGACGCATATGATGACGTCATCGATGTAAACATGCAAATTGAAACAGTTGATGAAATGGAACTGATTGAACCCAACAAATTAAGAGAGATGATAGAACAATGCTCAAATAAGATAGTATACACGTATGAAGGAATAGCTGTTAAAATAACATCATTAGCATTTAAACTAGCCACACTAAACTACGAAGAACAATGGGAACAGATTAAGGAAATGAAATATTATGTTAAAGTGAGTTCAGGTGTGAACTATCTTAAAAGAGTGTTAAGTCAGGGTATGAAAGTGTGTGAAGAATGGATGAAAGAAATGATTAACTACGTTAAGGAACATCCATGGATGACCGTTAGTTTAATACTGGGCACTCTCATTGGAATACTTACTGTTGTAGGGTTTTGGAAATGGTTATGTAGTGGCGATAAAAAGAAGAATCCGATAAAAAGACATTTTATTAATACAGGCAATGTTCTAATCTTACCCGATAGAGAATTAAACACCTTTTGGAAAAATCAAGAATCATTGGACTTAAGGGATATGTATATTAATCGAGTTGAAGAACACATAATTAGCCTATTGAAATTGCAACATAAAGTAGTCTTAGTTCCAAAAGTTACTAAGTATATTCTTACAACTGTTGAGAACCATGCTAAAATATCAGATAAAATCATTTTGATTACAAGAAATAGATATTTGAATTACCAGGGCAAGTTTGTTGAATTGATTTGTGGAGAAATTAATCAATTCTTCATTGACCCGGAAACATTAGATACCAACGTGGAAGCTTTTGCTTCAGCTGATCTTAAGACATTTGTACAAAGGAAACCTATTGTCATTGAAGGACCTGAATTTGTAGAGGCACAAACATCAGGAGATCAGATTACATTAAGGAAACAAACACAAAAAGTCATAGAGGCATTCGCTAGTTCAGATGCAATCACAATGGCTCGCAAAACACCAAAGTTTGTTGAGAGTGATGATGTGGTCGAAGTTTCAATGCAAATGTGGAAAGATCAAGTTGCGCAAAAGTTGATAACTAACCGAGTTTTAACAAACCTGTATAAAATTTGTTTAGTTAAGGAGAATGGTGATATGGTACCGCTGCTAAATGGTTTGTTTGTTCGTTCAAACATAATGTTAGCCCCTGGACACTTAGTGGGTTTCTTATCAGATAGTGATACAATTGAAATAAGAAATCTATTTGATGTAGTTTTCAGAGTACCATGGAAAGACGTGAAGAAAGTTGACGTAGTAAACGCCTTCGGTGAGAGCAAAGAAGCGGTTTTGTTATGTTTTCCGAAATTTGTATGTCAACACACGGATTTGGTGAAGCATTTTCAAGATTCAGAATCTATGTCAAAATTCAAAAGATGTGAGGTCACTCTTCCAGTGTTGAGATATTCAGATAAAATGAATAGATTTTTAGCAACATTAATAGAATGTGACAAAGTTGAAGCTTATGATAGACCATACACTTTAAATGACTCATCAAAAGGACAATATATATTAAGACAAGGATTGGAATACACCATGCCAACAACAAATGGGGATTGTGGTGCACCATTAGTAATTAATGAAACCCAAGTTATACGTAAAATAGCTGGAATTCATGTTGCTGGTGATGCCCGAGGAAAAGCTTATGCAGAATCAATAAGTCAAAAAGATTTAATAAGAGCTTTTTCTAAAATTGACGTTAGTATGCAGATTCAATTGGACCTAGATCAGACATTGAATTTTAACCAACAGCAGAVAATAATACCACCAAACGCAGAATTCGGACCTGAGGATTTAGATTTTTGCGATTTGCCTTCACTTAAAATGATACCAGTGGGTAGATTGAGTGAACCTTTGTTCGAACCTGGTAAGACAGACATACGACCTTCCCTGGTATATGGAAAAATCTCAGAAATTAAGACAAAACCCGCCATCCTAAGAAATGTGATAGTGGATGGAAAAATTGTTAATATAAAACATAAAAACTTGAAGAAATGCGCCATGGACACACCCTATGTGTCAAAAGAAATGACTGAAGAAGCTTTTCAGTTAGTTAAATCAGTCTGGTTAAAGGGAATGCGTAATGAATTGAAGAAAGTTTTGACTTATGAGGAAGCTATTTGTGGAAATGATTCAAGTGAATTTATATCAGCAATAAATAGATCTAGTTCACCGGGTTTCCCATGGATACGCGATAGAATTAAAGGAACTAAAGGGAAGCAAGGTTGGTTTGGTGCGGAAGGCGAATATATTCTGGATGAAGATGTCTTTGAAGCGGTTAAAACACGTATTCAGAATGCAAAGAATGGTGTGAGAACACCTGTAATGTGGGTGGATACATTAAAGGATGAGAGAAGACCAATTGAAAAAGTAGATCAACTGAAAACACGTGTGTTTTCTAATGGGCCTATGGACTTTTCTATCACTTTTAGAATGTACTATTTGGGCTTCATAGCACACCTTATGGAAAATCGAATAACCAATGAAGTATCCATAGGAACTAATGTTTATTCCCAAGATTGGAATAAGACAGTTAGAAAACTTAAAACTATGGGACCCAAGGTTATTGCAGGAGATTTCTCAACCTTTGATGGATCTTTGAATGTTTGCATTATGGAAAAATTTGCTGACCTAGCGAATGAATTTTATGATGACGGATCAGAGAATGCATTAATTCGACATGTTTTGCTTATGGATGTATATAACTCAACACACATTTGTGGTGATTCCGTATATATGATGACACACAGTCAACCCTCTGGTAATCCGGCAACAACACCTCTAAATTGTTTCATAAACAGTATGGGCTTGCGAATGGTCTTTGAACTTTGTTCAAAGAAATATTCCGCCCTTAACGGAACAAAATGCTATGTAATGAAAGACTTTTCTAAGCATGTAAGTATAGTTTCTTATGGAGATGATAATGTTATTAACTTTAGTGATGAAGTTAGTGAATGGTTCAACATGGAAACTATTACTGAAGCTTTTGAGAAGTTAGGGTTTACGTATACTGACGAACTTAAAGGCAAGAATGGAGAAGTACCAAAATGGCGAACTATTGAAGATGTGCAATATCTCAAAAGGAAATTTCGATATGATTCTAAACGGAAAGTATGGGAAGCGCCATTGTGTATGGACACAATACTGGAAATGCCTAATTGGTGTCGAGGAAGTCTCGACATTCAAGAAGGAACTAAAGTTAATTGTGAAAATGCAATTATGGAGCTTTCTATGCATGAGGAATATGTATTTGATAAGTGGTCCAAAGTGATTTCTAAGGCCTATCAGAAGGCCACTGGAGATTGTTTGGATATCAGTACATATAATGGTTATGCTCAGGAGAGATTCCTAAATTACTACTTGTAATTTGGGAATCGCAACACAACATGGTTACCCATAGATTGAGGAAATTTCCAATAAACTCAGTATTAAGGCTTGTTGTGTTGGACAAGGTGCCCTATTTAGGGTGAGGAGCCTTACTGGCAGCCCCAGTGAATCCTCCATTGGATAGGAACAGCTATATTGGGTAGTTGTAGCAGTTGTATTCAAATGAATGCAGCGTTCCGAAATATCATACCTGCCGATCAAGAAACAAATACTTCCAACGTACATAATACGCAACTCGCGTCGACCTCTGAAGAAAACTCAGTTGAAACGGAACAAATCACCACCTTTCATGATGTGGAAACTCCAAATAGGATCAATACCCCCATGGCTCAAGACACTTCATCGGCTCGGAGCATGGATGATACGCACAGTATTATTCAGTTTTTACAACGCCCCGTACTCATTGACCACATTGAGGTCATTGCTGGATCAACAGCAGATGATAACAAACCCCTCAATAGATATGTGTTAAATCGACAGAATCCACAACCATTTGTTAAATCTTGGACATTGCCTTCAGTAGTTTTAAGTGCTGGAGGTAAGGGACAAAAATTAGCTAATTTTAAATATTTACGATGTGATGTTAAAGTCAAAATTGTTCTAAACGCAAATCCTTTCATAGCTGGAAGATTATACTTAGCATATTCACCTTATGATGACCGAGTGGACCCAGCGCGTTCAATTTTAAACACCTCACGAGCTGGAGTTACGGGATACCCTGGAATAGAGATTGATTTTCAATTAGATAATTCCGTAGAAATGACCATACCATACGCTTCTTTTCAAGAAGCATATGATTTAGTCACAGGTACTGAAGATTTTGTCAAGCTATATCTATTTACAATAACGCCCATATTATCCCCGACTAGCACATCTGCTAGTTCAAAGGTGGACCTTTCAGTTTATATGTGGTTGGATAATATTTCCTTAGTCATACCCACGTATCGCGTTAACACGAGCATCGTACCAAATGTGGGGACTGTTGTTCAGACAGTACAAAATATGACTACACGAGACAGTGAAACAATTAGGAAAGCAATGGTTGCATTAAGGAAAAATAATAAATCAACTTACGACTATATAGTGCAAGCTTTATCTTCTGCAGTTCCAGAAGTTAAGAATGTAACTATGCAGATCAATTCCAAGAAAAATAATTCCAATAAAATGGCAACACCTGTTAAGGAAAAAACAAAAAATATACCCAAACCAAAGACTGAAAATCCGAAGATTGGACCAATATCAGAACTAGCCACAGGAGTCAACAAGGTGGCGAATGGTATTGAGAGAATACCTGTGATTGGAGAGATGGCAAAACCTGTAACTTCAACAATTAAATGGGTTGCTGACAAGATTGGATCTGTGGCAGCAATTTTTGGATGGTCGAAACCCAGAAATCTAGAACAAGTTAATTTATATCAGAATGTTCCTGGATGGGGTTATTCACTCTATAAGGGAATAGATAATAGTGTGCCATTGGCTTTTGACCCCAATAACGAACTAGGTGATTTGAGAGATGTATTTCCTTCTGGAGTTGATGAAATGGCGATAGGATATGTTTGTGGCAATCCTGCTGTTAAACATGTGCTATCTTGGAATACTACGGATAAAGTTCAAGCACCAATAAGTAATGGAGATGACTGGGGAGGAGTGATACCTGTTGGTATGCCATGTTATTCTAAAATCATACGGACAACAGAGAACGATACGACACGGACTAATACTGAAATTATGGATCCTGCCCCTTGTGAATATGTTTGCAATATGTTTTCATATTGGCGAGCTACTATGTGCTATCGTATAGCTATAGTTAAAACAGCTTTTCACACTGGTAGGTTAGGAATTTTCTTCGGACCTGGTAAGATTCCAATAACGACGACGAAAGATAATATTTCCCCGGACTTGACTCAGTTAGATGGAATTAAAGCGCCTTCTGATAACAATTACAAATACATCTTGGATCTAACTAATGATACGGAGATCACCATAAGGGTACCTTTTGTTTCAAACAAAATGTTCATGAAATCTACGGGAATTTATGGTGGAAATTCTGAAAATAATTGGGATTTCTCTGAATCATTTACTGGATTTTTGTGCATAAGACCTATTACAAAATTTATGTGTCCAGAGACTGTATCCAATAATGTGTCGATAGTTGTATGGAAGTGGGCTGAAGATGTGGTAGTAGTAGAACCTAAGCCTTTACTTTCAGGACCAACGCAAGTGTTTCAACCACCTGTAACATCTGCAGATTCTATCAATACCATAGATGCTTCAATGCAAATTAACTTAGCAAATAAAGCTGATGAAAATGTAGTTACATTCTTTGATTCTGATGATGCTGAAGAAAGGAACATGGAAGCATTATTGAAAGGAAGTGGTGAACAAATCATGAATTTGAGATCCTTACTAAGAACGTTTAGGACCATATCAGAAAATTGGAATTTACCACCTAACACAAAAACAGCAATAACAGATTTGACTGACGTTGCGGATAAAGAAGGTAGGGATTATATGTCTTATTTATCATACATCTATAGATTCTATAGAGGAGGGAGAAGATATAAGTTTTTCAATACAACAGCTTTGAAACAATCTCAAACTTGCTATGTTCGTAGCTTCTTAATACCGCGATATTATACTGCTGATAACACAAACAACGATGGACCTTCACATATAACATATCCAGTTCTTAATCCAGTTCATGAAGTAGAAGTACCATACTATTGTCAATATAGGAAATTACCAGTAGCATCTACAACCGACAAAGGGTATGATGCATCTTTGATGTATTATTCTAATGTTGGTACCAATCAAATTGTTGCTCGAGCTGGTAATGATGATTTCACTTTTGGATGGCTCATAGGAACACCGCAAACTCAAGGAATAACGAGAACGGAAACTAAATAAATGAATGAAGATGTACTTTAGAGGACAGACATACCCTCTTTTGTATGGCTATAGTCTAAATTTTTCAGATAATTTCAATTTGGACCGAAAAACCGAGCAATAGGAGCACTATGGTTCGAGAAGACATTATAAGACAAACTCACTAGATGGAGGGCTTATAATTATAAGCTTCTTGACATAATCTAACCATTGCGTCAAAATTTCGAATTAGTAAATTAAAAAAAAAAAAAAAAAAAAA